AGGACACCTTCGAAGGCCAAAAAAGGCCGGCCCCGGAAGAAGAAAAATTCTGGGAAGAAGGGGAAGGAAATAACTTCCACTTGTCGGAACGATGTCTTGGGCTGTCAGATTCCTGATTGCCCTTATGTACATCGAGCTACACCATTATCTCAGGTTTTGGCCCGAGCTATGGTGGTGTACATTCCGGCCAACGATCCACTCGGAGCGCGCATTTGTGCTGCTCTGCGTGTTTCATACACCATCACAAATAAAGTAGCGTTCCCTAATGATCACATGCTTGCGCAAATTTGCCGGTGTGTCACTAGGGGTTCTTGCATATCCGATGCTGTTAAGCTCGTTCAGGAGCTCGGTGGGCCTTTGGTCATCTTGGGGCCCAGCGAGGCTGAAGTTCTTACAGCGAGGGAGCTAGATGCTAACGGCATTGAGTGTTTTCTGTCCCGTCCGGGGCTCACGTCTCGGGATAAGGCTCGGAATCTCTCAATGTACGCAGGGCCGATTCCTGCGGCTGCGCGTGTTTTCCTCTGCAATGACGTTTTATTGTCTTTGGAGGAAGCCGCCCGCGTTGCATTCACTGATCGCCTTATGGATGGACCAAGCGTCACTTTTATTTACTCCGTTCCTCAGTTAGTTGGTCGTGTACACACACACAGTTTGCTTGTACCGGCTGTCTATGAGGATGGGAAGATGGTTTCTCCGCCTGTCAAGGTTGGAGGGGAGATAATATTCATGGGCCCCGAAGGGGTGTACTACACATACTCGAGTGAGGGGAAGGCGATCCCGTATTGGGATGCCGACTCAGTCCGATATTTGTTCGAGTATGGTACCAGGTGCATCCCTTTTGCAGGTGGGTATGTCACTGCCCACATTGTCCAGCGTGGTAGCATTGGGATTCGTTCCATGTTCCATGTTACTTTGGAGTATTCTCCTGCTGGCACCCGAGAGCAGCGTCTCCCCAACCTACTAAGACCCGTTGTCAACGACCAAGGTATCATCCCTGAATATGCCGAACTTCTTGAAGCTCACATAGGTAGAGTGAAGGAAGGCAAGAAGGATAGATCTATGTTGCAGTCAGCGGTCGACACCAAGTTCAAGCGTCTTTGGCCACCTGGCTCGGCCTTGCGAGTCGGCGAAGTTGGAAATGTCATGAAGTGTGCAAAAAAGAGAACTGAAGACATCGTGCTTAGGGAGCTACCCTCTACGATAGAGATCCCATCAAACGATGCCTTCAAGAGCCTAGCTCGTGCAGAAAAGATTCAAGAATTTCAGGCAGTAGGAGCGTTTGCACCCTTGGCATCCAGGTTCGTTGGCAAAAAGAACCTGCTTGAGCTTGGCATCGAAGTGTTCGGAGAAGTTGTTGATTTAGGGAAAAGATTTTGGGATTGGCTGAAGGACCTCGTCAACGGCTTGATGGCAAAAGGTGCTGTCGCTGGACCTCTTTCGCTAGCTTATCACATCTTGAATCTCATCAAGAGTGTGAGGCGGAATGTCACGCGTTCTAGTGCAGTCGTCAAGGTTGAAGAGAAGATCCGCAGCTGGGTTGGTTGGTTCATGTCGCTTAAACCGGCGGCATGGGCTAGAGACCACATCTTTGATGACCAGCTATTCGGCCCAATTGCCAAGCTTCTTTGGACAATTAGTGCTAGTGTTGTGGAAGCCACAGCCGAGGAATATCTCAAGAGGACGCACTTTGTTGTTGTAACCGTTATTTCTATTACTGAATCGGTATGTTCGACATTGGCATCTATCCTTGACGGGACGTTGTTCCCTGTTGAGGAAATGGCTTTTGCCTTTCTTAGAGGTTTTCTCCACGCTGTGCTTCTCGCCATGCCTATAGGCCTTGCTGTCCCCATTCACGCTGTGTGGAACCTGTTGGATCGTAATTTGTCCGTCTACGATAAGTTGGTAGACGTAGTTGCTGCTGTCAAAGAATGGTACTACGAGAACTTCCAGGTCAAACCCCGTATCGACATCGTCGAAGGGGTCGTGGAAGAAGAATTGTCTCTCATCATGGGTTTGGTCGCTGATGGCCCCCACTTAGATACTGGTGTGAAAACGTACCCAGGTTTAGTCGAGGTGGTCTCCAATGATGGTGAAGTGTTGTTTGATGAAGAGGCCTTGGATTATGCGCGTTCTTTCGAATATGATCGACCTGCATGCCATGGGCTCATTTGGTCCTGTCACGCCTCTCGCGCTATGGCGGGTGTCGCCTATGGACCGCTCTCCGACATTTCCACCATTCTGCGGCGGCGAACGGCCAGCCTCCCTGTGCCCGAAGCCAGAACCTGGAATAGGTCTGGTGTCCTGATGGATAGGCTCTTTGAGCTTTATCCCGTGCACCTGGAGGAGTGGAGTATGGAACAGACTCTCGAATATTGCCAAAACCGTGGTTGGCCTAGTCCGAAGGTCACCGCGTACAAAGAGGGCCTGAGACTATACCAGTTCGACATCAAATCCAAGGCTAGCCCTGGGGCCTTTGGAGCCAAACATGATGAATTGATCAAATTCTCAGATCTAGAAGGATCGTTAACAGATTGGGGGGATGAGCAGTTGATTCAGTTGGGTCTTGCACCTGAAGGGATCATTCAAAAGGGAAGGCTCATCTACCCTATGGTGCCACAAGAGGTCGCGCAACTACTGGGATACATCCCACAATTGAAAGAACAATATTTTACGAACATGACTAGTGTTTATTGGACGCTGGATTATGGGAACTCGACGAATGCCCACGGTGCTACAGCGACCTACACCTACATTCCGGTGGGGCCTGTTCCCGTGGACTCCTTGGACTCGGGGCGTGTCTTCCATATTCACCTAGATCCCCACAAGAACGCGGACAGTTTGGATGCATGGATTGCCTGGGCAATTGATCAACCCACGCATGGTTATTTTGCGAATCTTAACAGTGACGATTGTTACGTCCTGCGCAAAATACCAGCAGACGAGTTCTTGCTGATAGGTGAAGAAAAGCATCGCGCCTTTTTTGATGGTCAATTTTACTATCAGGCCATGAGTGGTGACCTCAGCAGTTGTGACACCACTGTGGGAGCCATTGCCCATGAACATCTGCTTCGGATGTACCGGAGATCGGGCATACCTGAAGAACATATTGAGCTGCTCCTGTCCATGACCCAAGGCAGGAAAGTCAAAAAATACGTTCGCGACGGTGTGAGCATCGAGATTGTACTTCGCACAGCTGTTGAGATGGTATCTGGCCGTCTTGATACTGTGTTGGGGGACGAATACTCCGTGAATCACGCTTGGCTCAGGTGGGCCGAGATTGCCTTGTCATCCTTGTCCGTGGCCGGGTTTTGGGCCGCTTCCAAGCACTTGGAGATCCAATTCCTTCGTATGGGATTCGTTATCGAGGTTGATAAACCACTGGGTATTACATGGGACCATCCCTCCACAAGACCGTATCTTAGCGGCTACTTTGTTGAGGTGGATGACCATTTCCGCTGGGCCCCAATGGTTGTCAAATCTATAATGTGCAAGACTCTCCCCACGCGCATCTTTAAGAAACATGCCTTTGATTCCTATCTCGGGGCATTAGGGTTAAACCCTGCCTTGAGAATTTCTCCTGAAGGTAATGCGCTCATGAGTGCATATGTCAGACAGGCTGAGGCTCATGGTATAGATGTCGTCTCTGCGAGGAAGAGGCTTGAGCGCCATGTTCGTGAATGGGAGGAATCTCCTTCCCATGCTGCATGCCATGGTGCCACCATCCCTGCCCTTGTCATGTTGGACCACTATGTTCGCTTAGGAGAGGTCACTGGATTCGAGTTTCCTATTGCTTCATACTCTGAATTCATCTCCATTTGCGACAGTGTTCCTGAATCAGTGCAGTTCCCTATTGACACAGAAAACTCCTTTTTGGAATGGTTACGTGTGTTACGTTTTGGTACGAAGGGTTTTGCATATGAGAGCACGTGAAGTAATTCTGTTCTTTGTTTTGTAGTGTGATTGTATCCCGGGATATGTAGCGGTGGTTGGCATTAGCCTATAAAATCCATGACCTGAGTGACGACTGGTCCTGCGCGGTTGGGCGGCCACAGGCCGTCCGGGGATGAGAAATAAATATATAACAATTTTT